CGGGGGACCCCATCTGTGAAAGGAAGGTTGAGATGGCTAAAAGCCTATGCGTCGTCCGTAGTCCTTACGGACTGTATGAGCCTCGATGGCTCGTTTTGGATGACTGCAGACAGCAGCTTGATCTCTTTCCCCCTACACAGGCTCCTCTGCTAGCAGAGGAGGCCGCTGTTGAGCGGCTAACCAGCGACGTAAGTCGTTGGTCAGATCTTTGACTTCTTGCGGGCAATAACACCCCGCTCGTCGAGTGATCTGAGTCTCTTCACCACTGCACCCCGTAAGGGGTGTACGTCGTGCCTCACGGCATGTGTCCGCGGCGAGAGCCGCGTCCAATTGTGGTACCCCATACTGGGCCCACGATTCCTTTCGAAAGTGGTTTGCAGAGATGAGCTATACGGTAACGTTGGGTAAGGTATTGGTTGGTGGTTTCGGTGGGGATGGTACATCCTACTGGGACAACCGTTATATCCAATACTACGCGCAACGCATCGAAGCTCGCTCCGACCGCCAAAAGCGGCCGCGACCCGTAGGGGTCGAGCAATTGTTTGACGGTACAGCGGTCTTCAGTCAGAGGACCTTTTCTACACCGTGCAAATACACGACCATGTACTATGGTCTGCCACCGTCGACAGTCTGGTCTGCACTCACGGAGATGGTCGAAGCGGCGCCAGTAGGCGCTACCTTTAGTTTTAATATCCCAGATGAACTCTGGGTAAACGACCTAAGGAACAAGATCCGTGATACAGATATCAACATCGCTCAAAGCTACGCCGAGCGAAAACAGACTGAAGGTATGTTTCTCGATTATGGGAGACGTGTCCTTAAGGCTTATACCTCCTTGCGCAGGGGAAACGTCAATGGCGTTTTCAATGCCTTGCTCGGATCGGGTAACCGTCCGTACAAGGGGTGGAAGGGAACGATTCGCGATGCGACGGGAGTCGCAAGCGATTCATGGCTTGCTTTTCAGTACGGCATCCGCCCTCTGATTAGCGACCTGAACGGTGCCGTTAGCGAGTACTGGAAAGTACGCGCGGCGAGACCGCTAGTGCGCAAATACTCCCTGCGTCGTATGAACGACGCCCGGGGGGGTGGGACCTTAACACCTCCTGGGGAATTGTGGGTTACTGAGCTTTCACAAGAAGCGAGGATAGCCTGCTATGCGCAGTTCCAGGATGGCGCATCCGCATGGGATGCGTCTGCCGATAGGCTGGGCCTGACAAACCCTGTCCTTCTAGCTTGGGAATTGATACCCCTAAGCTTTGTTTTCGACTGGTTCGTCAACGTCGGAAGCTTTCTCGAAGCGTCAGGGACCATCACAGGTCTCCAACGTGTAGGGATCCACGTATCAACTAAGACCGTAGAAACGAACACGGTATCGAGAAACGGTGGCGTCGGTAAGTTGGTCACTAGAACTATGTCCCGGACATTCCGGTCAACATTGCCTAGCCCAACTCTCCGAATTAAGGCCTTCGACCTATCGGTATCTCAGGTTACGTCTGCGTTAGCCCTTATCAGGCAGCGTCTTTAAGGTTGGTACACTCCTTGTCGCGTTAGCGACTAAAACCTGGGCTCTAAGCCCATAATGGAAGACATTTCATGCAAAACGCACCTGTTGTCGTAGACAACTTCTCGGCCGTGGCCAAGACCTTCACTCCGGTGGTGGTTTCTGGTGAAACGGTGATCTTCGAAGATCTGACGGCGGCTACGGTCGCTGCTCGTAATCGGATGGTCACCCGACCCGGCAGGCACACTGCGACCCGTTCGACGGATAAACCGTCGTTTGGAGTTGAAGTCCCTGTCGTGCGGTCGATCGACGGTGTAAACACCGTCATCGGCACGATCCGCATCAATGCTGATGCGATCTACCCCATCGATGCCACTGACTCTGAAGTCAAAGACGCTTTTGCGTTCTTTTGGAACGGACTGGATGACGCCTTGATCAAGGCCCAGTTCCGGGATCGCGATTACACGACCTAACGGTCGCACCAAAGCGATTCTGTAGCCCCTCTCACGAGGGGAACTTTCCACTTCAGGGGAACTATGTGAGTTCTGTTAAGACTCAACGGCAAGCCGCTAGGCGAGCCCCCTTGGCTAAGGCCAATAAGCAGTACTGCTACAGTCTCGAAAAGCGAACAGCTTTAGAACTGTGCAAAGACCTAAATACTCCTCGGAGTATGGCCGTCTGGTACTTACTGTCCGAAGACTCACCAGAGTCTATAGGGCAGCTTCTCGCGATAGAGCCTCCAATCAGGAGGCCACTTGGAATTACTCTCTCTCCCTTCGGGGTTGGGAAGAGGGCTGACGCTCGGGACCTCACGGCCTGGATGTCAGTCGTAAGCGGATTTAAGGACCTAGCAGTCCGGCAGTTCGCTGACGATTACCTGGTGAGCGAGATGATGGGGAAGAACCCCATGCTTAACTCAGGGATAGATAGAGTGGCGGTCGCAACCTCTGCGTTCCTCGAGGCTGAAGACAACTGTCGTCTTACCAACAACCGGCTCCGCCGGTTGAATGACGAGTCACCTTTACACCCGTATCTTCTCAAGATGCGGCAGGTGATACGCGATATCCTCGGTAGGCTCACGCCTGCCAAGCTAGGGTATTGCGACAGTAACTTCGGTTTCGGACCAGGAGCAACGAGCGCGGTCGGGGGAGCTGATGTTGTGCTCTCCAAGAAATATGGGGTCGAACTCCATATTACGCCGAGATTGTACCCATTCAGGTACGCCTTAATAGGCCCTGTGTGGCGGTCCTTCCCGGACTCGGACTTCGTCGTCAATGACGAGAGTCGTACGACCACTGTTCCCAAGAATGCAAAGACCGACCGTATTATCGCTATTGAACCTCACCTGAACATTTACGTTCAGAAGGGGATTGGCGCTCTGATTCGGCACCGGTTGAAGCTTTTTGGAGTCGATCTCAACACTCAGTCTTGGAATCAGTTCCTGGCTTCCAAAGCCCAGGAGTGGTCGTTAGCGACCATTGATTTGAAAGGCGCGAGCGATTCGGTTAGCCACCGATTAGTTCGATACCTTCTCCCTTCGAGATGGTTTGAGTTGTTGAATACCGCGCGGGTGGACTTTACGTCACTCGACGGTAGGCGTGTACCGCTAGAAAAGTTCTCCTCAATGGGGAATGGGTATACGTTCGAGCTTGAAACCCTGATCTTTTATGCCGCGTGCATCGCTTGCGGGGCTCATAAGGCCCTCACAGCGGTTTACGGGGACGACATTATAGTCGAGAGGTCAGTTAGTGAAAAGCTCATCGAAGTCTTGAACTTTGTCGGATTCAAGACTAACGCGAAGAAGACCTTCCTAGAGGGTAACTTCTTCGAAAGCTGCGGGACCGACTGGTACGAGGGTCACGACGTGCGCCCTGTCTATTTGAAGGGAAACTACGTTGATGATACCCAATGCCGGTTATACATACCTAATGCTTTACGTAGGTATGCTCATCGTCGCGCTAGTCGCGGTTGCGATATTCGTTTTAAGAAAGCGTGGGTTTCGGCTGTACGCCGATGCTCGCCTATCGAAAGACGGACCGCAATTCCACTGGGCAGTGGAGACGATGGACTCACCCTTAACTGGGATGAGTCAGCACCTTCCCGAACATGGTGTTCCAAATACCATGGATGGCAAGGAAGAGTGCTCCCGCTAAGTGCTGTTAAGTCACGCAACACGGTGACGAATGGTGCTTATGTCGCAGCCCTGCACAAGGGTAGCCCTGATGTCTCGCGAACCGTCGAATACGAACGGGGAGCGGTAGTCAGGAGCGACAGGCTCCGATCACGGGCCGTCTTAGGATGGCCCGAACTCGGCCCCTGGGTCTAACCAGGGTTTCCCGGATTTCCGGGTGGATTGAGGTCTAACCTCCAAGGAGATGCT